TAGGGAGCGTGTTTGAAAGCATCAAAGATTTATACCTTACAGATATAGACTTCACAGATTTAGACCACGTTTGGAATGAGACTAACATAGTAGCGAGTTGGTCGCCTACTATTGGCACGGGATACGTTTATCCAATGATAGATTACGGAGGGCGTACATCGTATAGGGAATGGATAACAGAAGATTTTAAGCCTGCTATATTTGTCAGGGAGTACATAATGAGAATGTTCAATGAGCAGGGCTTCACTATCAGCTCAGCTTTCTTTGATACCACACTATTTAAGTCTTTAATAATTCCATTTGGAGCGGATGGGATAGCCTTAGATAACGTAGGAATAAAGGCTAATCAATTCTATGTAACAAGAGAAACTACAGATTACAACATAGTAGCTCCTGGCGTGCTTGTGTTTAACGATGATAGCACAGGAGACAATTACAATACTGCATTAAACGAATTCAGCACGGCAAACGGAATCTATACTGCCCTAGAGGTTAAAAAATACTCGTGGCAAGGGGTGCTTGATATGGAGATTGAAGCAGCAGGGCTAACCTCAAATCAGACTAGGTATGCGAATGAAATGATGTCAGATACTAACTTCTCCGCTTTCATTAAGGTGAATTTAATTAAGACGGACGGGGTTAATTATCCAATAGTAGATACTATCACATTGGACGTAGCGGAATCTATAACTAGGCCAGTCACCTCTGCTATAAATATCGATGTCAAGCAAGATTTCTCAACTATGCAATTCTATAGCGAGACAGGGCTTCAGTACTATTTAGAGATGGATATGCAAGGTACATTTAAGTCCGACAACTACACAGGGGGGGTGTTCAATATTACTACAGCCACCTTAAACATTGGCAGTGTAAATAGCCTTAAGAATAGAGACGTTAATTTTACGGCTACAGAAACTATCTCAATGGCTGCTACAATACCTAAAGACACTAAACAGTCTGAGCTATTAGGAGCTATCATAAAGAGGTTTAATTTATACTTATATTATGATGCAATAGATGAGAACCTAATATACATAGAACCACGAGACGACTACTATACAGATGTTAAGATAGATGTATCTGAAAAGATAGACCGTAGCAAAGAGATTACAATATCACCTATTGGAGCATTAGACGCTAGTACATACCTATTCGAAGACAAAGAAGATAAGGACGTTAAAAACAAAGAATATCAAGACCTACTACAAGAGCCTTATGGACGTAACAAAGTAGACATAGATAACGACTTCATAAAGAATGAAAGAAAGGTCACAAGTATATTTTCACCTACTCCTTTAATCACAGTTGAAAATAATGGCAGGGTAATAAGTGCCATACAATTTCAAAATGAAAAAGGGCAAAAGGTGAGCGGTAGTGGAAACATTAGGATACTATACTGGGGCGGCACAATAACCAATACCCCTTGGATATTAAACGTTACACCTAAAACAGTCTATCCATACGCAGGGCATTTAGATAATCCATACGCTCCTACATTCGACCTTAATTGGGGCATACCTAAAAAGCTATTTTATAATTTCTCTTATGGAGGTAATAACATAGTGACCTACCCAAACAACAACTGTTATAATCTATTCTGGAAGAACTACATAGAAGAGATTACAAGCAAGGATAGTAAACTACTTACTTGCTACATAGCCTTAAGACCTACAGACTATGCAGATTATAATTTTAGACAGTCTTACTACATAGATGGGCAATACTTTCGATTGATTAAAATAGTGGACTACGACCCCAACAGTAACAATACTACAAAGTGTATATTCTTAAAGCAGGCGAAGGTAGCAGCATTTGTAGCCACGACTAAGGATGTACTAGGAGGTACGGGGGTCTATGATACAGGCGAAGTCTTACCTGGGTTTTTAGTCACAACTAGACCAAACAGAGGCGGAGGAAGTACTAACGATGTAATAACTTTTGGCGATAATGTTGTAAGCGGTCAAAGGTCTATCATAGTCAGCGACAATATAAGCGGTATAAGCACAAACAAAAATGTCTTTGCCATAGGTAGCAACGGCTCAAATATACAAGCGTCAGATGTTACCCTTATAAACTCCCCAAACACATCAGCACATAGAGACGGAGACACGTTTATAAATGGGCTTTATGCAGAGCGAAGGTTAGACGTAGTACTTAATGAGGCAATATTAGAAAACATTAGCGAAACTATCCCAATACTACCAGCACTTGCAGCAGATGAGTTCTACCAAATAATAAGGGGCTATGCTAGGATTAACGGTATAAAGCCAACAGTATCCACTAAGCTAACTATACAAACAGCAGGAGCGGTAGAGCTTGCTAGTTTGCCAGACACCTTCTTCGACGTAGATAACAACACAGGGATTGTAGACATTGCGAGTGTTTCTACTTTCCCATTTGGGCAAGGGTTGCAAATAATAAGTACAGACTTTGAAAGCCCATCAGCTACCACAGTACAAATACAATTAGTTTATAGAATAATAAAAATATGAGTTTAAAAAAATTAGCATTAGACTTAGTCGTTAAGATTAGCTCTCCAGATATAAGCCTGGAAGATTTAGACAAGTCTATTAAGGACGCCAAGAGGTCGATGGCTGAACTTGGTGACGATGGTAGCGAAGATTTTGAAAAGCTAAACGATGCCATAAAAGAAGCTGAAACCAATATGGACTCTACTGCTGAAAGTATGAGTGGTTTTAATGGTGAGACTAAGAAAACAAACGAGTCATTAAAAGATACAGGCAAAGCACAGAAGGAAGCATCTAAAGGTAGTAAGATTCTAAAGACGGGGTTAAAGGGTGTAGGGCTTGCATTTAAGGCGATGGGAATTGGCGTTGTTGTTGCTGCTCTAAAGTTCTTCTTCGATGCGTTAAAGAGTAACCAGAAAGTAGTAGACGCATTCGAAAAAGTCACAGGCACTATAAGTATAGTAATGAGTGAAGTGGTCACTGCTATAATTAACGCAGTCGAGCAGGTATCCAAATCATCAAGAGGTTTTGACGGGCTGAAAACAGTAATGCTAGGATTATTAAACCTAGCTATATCACCACTAAAACTATCATTCTATGAGATTAAACTAGCTTTACAGGTAGCACAGTTAGCTTGGGAAAAATCATTTTTTGGAGGAGGTGACGAAGAGAAAATAAAGGAGTTGCAGCTAGGTATTAAAGATACCTCCTTAGCAATCAAAGAGACAGCGGTAGAGGCAGTAGATGCAGGCAAGGACATAGTAAACAATTTAGGCAAAGCAGCAGGAGAGATAGGCGGTGTAGTAAGTGGAGTAGTCGAGGGCATATCAAAAATAAGTATCAAAGGGGCAAAGGCTTTATCAGATGCAAACGTAGAGGCAAAGAATGCAGCCATACTTGCGGTAGCTAATCAGCAGTTACTATTAGAAGAGGCGGATATAGCAGCAGAGAAACAAAGACAAATAAGAGACGACGATCGTAATAGTATAGCAGATAGAAAAGCAGCTAACGAAGAACTAGGTAAAGTATTAGACGATCAAGAAAAGGCGATGCTAGGAGTAGCAGAAGCCCAAACAAAAGCAGCAGAATTACAGTTTAAAATAAGTGAGCAAGTTGAAGACGAGGCGGCAGCAGTATCAGCACTAGCAAATGAAAAAGCAGTACTTGCACAGATAGAAGGGTTTAGGTCTGAGCAAAAGACAAACGGGCTACAGCTTGATAAGGAGGGTATCGCTATGACAAAGACCGTCAGCGATTCAGAAGCCAAACTCGCATACGAGAGAAAAGTATTTAATGCTGAGCAAATATCCGATAAACTAAAATCTCTACAAGAACTACAAAGGCTAGCAGACGAAGAGCAGCAGACAGAAATGCTAAGGCTTGAAACTAAAATTGAAATGACTACAGCAGGTACGCAAGCAGAAGCGGACGCAATAGTAGCACTTAGTGACTTTAGAGAAGAGAGCAGACAGAAAGACATAGAACGACAAAGAGAGATACTAGATACCAGCGTAAGGTTAAACAAGGAAGCTAAGGATAAAATTGATGATGACGATAAGAAAAGCGAAGAACAAAGCAGGTCTATACTACAAGCAAAGCTACAAGCAGCATCTGGGATGTTTAACGCACTTTCACAATTAGCACAAGCGTTTGCACAAGGTGACGAAGCAAGTCAGAGAAGAGCATTTAAGATTAGTAAAGCATTAAACATAGGGCAGGCAATTATGCAGACAGCATCAGCAGTTACGGGTGCATTAGGCGAGACATCTTTATTCCCCGGGGAGCGATTTATAAAAGCAGCAGCAGCAGGTGCAGTTGGTATAGCACAAATACAAACTATACGCAAAACAGAGTTTGCTGGAGGGGCGAACAACATAACGCAGCCCAATGTTACGGACGGGGGAGGTATGAACGGAATGCAGCCTACAGCATTTACCAATCCAAATGTAGACATCAATAGAGAGCCTACAAGGGTAATCGTAACTGAGACGGATATAACTAATACGGTTAATGGAGTGGACGGGATATATCAGCGCGCGGTAGTAGTGCAGTAATTTTTAACATCCAATATATGTAATAATCCTTGAGGGATTACAAGGCACATATTCGGGCGTTATAAACAATAATTATTACCATTTCTGATAATACACCCACCACCTCATAAAAGCAGCACCTATAACAAATCCAATTAGTATTAATATAAATTCCATAATTTCAGTTCATAACATTATTTAAAAATCATTAAAACGCTTTTTACATTTAGCGTTAATACCACAAAGATAAACCTTTAACTGCGTGGAATGATTCCAAATAGCATTTCAGACATAATACACTATTTAAGTATATCTAAGTATAGATGCTACCATTCTTTGAATATAGACTTACAGACGATGTAGAGGGACTTAGTGCCATTGCATTAGTCGAAGCACCTGCTACAGGTGTAAACTATCAAGCATTTGCACCACAAAAGTTTGAAGTTCTTAATGAAGAGAAGAGAATAGTAGTAGGTGCTGCTATGATCCCAGACTTACCTATCTACAGAAGAGATGAAAGGGGTGAGTACTATGCTATATTCAAGAAGGATACCATCAATCAGCTAGTACAAAAGTACTTTAAGGAGCAAAAAACTACTGAGTTTAACGAGATGCACGACCCACTACTAAAGTTAGACGGGGTGTATCTATACCAATCATTCATTACAGATAAGGAATTAGGCATACAACCGCCTAAAGGCTTTGAAAATGTAGCGGATGGCACTTGGTTTATCGCTGCTAAAGTAGATAACGACGAGGCTTGGGCTAAAGTAAAGAAGGAAGGACTGCTTAAAGGCTTTAGTGTAGAGGGATTTTTCGACATACAACCATACAAATTTAATAAAATGAATAAATTAGAGAAGGTTATTAACCTACTTAAATCTTTTGGATACGATCCAGAGGAGGACGAGAAAAAAAACAAAATGATGGAGGACACTCTAGTAGACGGTACAGTAGTAATGTATGACGGAGAGCTAGCAGAAGGCACAGCCATTGTAATCGTAACCGAAGAGGGCGAGGTATCTGCACCAGACGGAACGCACGAGCTTACAAGTGGAGCAATCATAACCACAGCAGGCGGACTAGTTACTGAGATAGTAGCAGGTGAAGAAGTAGACACTGAGTTTACAGAAGAGAACTTGCAGGCTGCTATAGGTAAGGCACTTGGTCTATGGGCTAAGGACTTAAACATAGATGAAAAGTTTGCGGCTATCACTAAAGAGAATGAGGAACTTAAAACACAAGTAGCATCATTCGCTAAGGTAGAGGAGACTTTAAAAGCAGACTTCAACAAAACACTTCAAGGTATAGGTTCTCAATTAGAGGAGCTTGCTAAGACAGAAGAGCCTCTAGCACAGAAGCCTTCATCTTTTGCGAAAATGACAAGACAAGAAAAGGCGTCAAGAATGGCGGCATTAATCAAAGCACAAAAATCAATTAAAAAATAAAATGGGATTCGTAGTATCAGGATTGACGGATTACGTCAACGAACAAAAAGAAGAATTATTATCAAGGTTATACTTTGAGAGCAGGTCTTCGCAGTACTTCACGCCGCAGGCTGGAGTTAAAAAAACAGAGGCGTTGCATCTTCTATCAGTAACAGCTATACCACAAGACGGTAGTGATTGCTCCACCACGCCAAGCGGTGACATTACTTTCACAGCAAGAAATATAACAGTAGCTCCTATCGAGTACTTTGCATCTTTTTGTATGAAGGACTTGAATGCGAAATGGACTCAAATATTACTTAGAGCAGGTAATGCAGAAACAGAAGATATGACTTTTGAAAGTCAAATCGCTGAAATGATTATGTCTCGTATAATGGAGATACAAGAAGTAGGAGATTGGCAGGGGGATACTGATAGCGGAAGTGCTTTATTAGATCGCTATGATGGTTTGATAAAAACTATTGACGCAGCATCAGGTACAGTAGATGCAACAAACACAGGTATCACAGCAGTTACAAGTGGAGCGAGTGGAAACGCTGATACCATAGTAGCGAATGTATTAAACGCTAGAATACCATCAGTAAAGGTAGCATCTAATCAAGTACTATTTTGTGGTACTGATTTCTTTGATGCGTACACAGATACACTAGCTGCCAAGAACTTGTACCACGTAGACGCAACAGGATATGCAGATTACAAAATGAGAGTACCTGGTAAGAACATTGACCTAGTAGGTGTAAATGGACTAGACGGAACTAACAGACTTTTTGCAGGGACTACA